CATTTCCAAATGCAACAATTTCTGCTCAAGCAGCATTATTATATAATGCGAACAATGCAAATTCTGCAATTGCAATTCTAGATTTTGGAGGAGTTAAAACTTCTACAAATGGAACTTTTGAATTACAATTTCCAACTGCTAACGCATCTGCTGGCTTAATCAGAATAGCATAAGGAGAAACTCCTTATGTCATTGGTAAGAACAATAGACGTAACCGTTTCCAATCCGGGATCAGGGAACAGATATTATTTAGATGGAGTACTAACTGCTACTGCTAATTTAGGAGTAGGAGGTTCAGTTAAATTTTCTCAATCTGATAATTCTAATGGCGGTCATCCACTTAAATTTTCTACAACAAGTAATGGAACACATGGTGGAGGATCGGAATATACTTCTGGTGTAACTTATAATGGTACACCTGGTCAAGCAGGAGCTTACACAGAAATAGAAATAACAAGTAGTACTCCAACAACTTTATATTATTATTGTCAATATCATTCAGGTATGGGTGGTACTGTAACTATCACCGCAAATTCTTGGGGTGCTTTAACTTGGAATTTAGGACCATGGAATTCTCAAAATGGAAGTGCTTCAGAAATTACTGGTCTTCAAACAAATACTGCTTTAAATTCTATTACAATTGATACACAAATAAATGCAGGTTGGGGAAGATCAACATGGAATTCTGCTACATGGAATAATGCACCTTCAGCTTTAATTTCTATAACTGGTCAACAAATAGAAGTTGAAATTGATTTAGGAGTTGGTTGGGGTAGAGAAGAATGGAATTCAGGTGCTTGGAATTCAGCAGGTGGATTTGTATTAGTTGGAACTGGAAGTATATTTCCAATTACTGGTCAATCATTAACTTCTAGTTTAAATAGTGTAACTTCTACTGGTACAGCTTTAGTTACAATTACTGGTCAACAAATAAATTCAGCAGTTGGTCAAGTACTAGCTGATTCAAGTGTATTTTTAGGAATTACTGGAATAACATCTACTACATCTATAGGTACTTATACGATTGCAGCAGGTGGAGCTATTACTGTTGTAGTTCCTGAACTTGAAATGACTACTGCTATAGGTACTGCTACAACTGGAACATCTAATTCAATTGATATTAATGGTCAAAATATAACTACTGTTTTATCAAATATTACAGTAGGTTCAGGTAACGTAATTCCAATTGTAGGAATAAATACAAATGCTAATGTCAGTTCTGTTGTAATTAGTAGTTCTGGATTTTTTGTTATGTCTAGTCAAGAAATGACTTCTGCTTTAGCTAATATTATACCTAATTCTAATAATAATATTAATATGACAGGTCTTCAAGCTAATGTAATACCGACAGATTTAAGATTTTGGGATCCTATTGTTGATAATAATACTGAAAATTGGACTAATATTTAGTGTACAAATGTGTACAAATATATATTATTTACAAAATTAAAACAATAAGGTATAAATAATTATGGCTTCAACTTATACAACCAGATTAAAATTAGAAAGACAAGCTTCAGGTGAAAACTCAGGTAACTGGGGTAATCTTACAAATTATGTTTTAAATAGAATTGATAGTACAGTAAGAGGATATGTTGCTGTAAGTGTTGCTGGTTCTGCTAATGTAACTTTAGTATCTAATACATCTACTACTAATACAGCAGAAGCTGCTGATGATCAAGTTCACAATAAAGTAATAGAATTTACAGGTGCTTTAACAGGTGCTATTCATGTATTTACAGATGCAGTAGAAGGTGACTATACTTTATTTAATAATACTTCAGGATCTCATACTTTAACTTTTGCTAATACAGGACATGCTGCTAATGGTGTTGCTATTACTCAAGGTCAAAAAGCATTAGTTTATACAACTGGAACAGCTATAGTTGATGTACTTGCTGGTGCAGGTTTAGGAAATGTAAGTACAACAGGAACACAAACTTTAACAAATAAAACTTTAACTGACCCTATTTTAAGTCCTGCTGCGGCAACGGCTGGTAAAATAGAATTTTTAGAAGGTACAAATAATGGTACAAATAAAGTAACATTAATAGGTCCTGCTGCAACAGCAGATGTAACAGTAACATTACCAGCCGCAACAGACACATTAGTTGGTAAAGCTACAACAGATACTTTAACAAACAAAACAATTAATGGTTCACAGTTATCTAATGCAACAGTACCTCTTGGTAAATTAGCTAATGGTACAGATGGAAACATAATTTCTTATGATGCTAGTGGTGTAGTAACTGCAGTAGCAACAGGTAGTTCAGGTCAAGTATTAACTTCTGCAGGTGCAGGTGCAGTTCCTAGTTTTCAATCACCAGCTGGAGGAGGAAAAGTTGGTCAAGTTATTGTAGCAAAAGGTACAGCTAGTGTAGGAAGTGTAACTTCTGTTGGAAGTTATGCTGATTTTGGTAGTACACCAACAATCTCAATCACACCAAGTGCATCTAATAGTGTAGTTTTAATAGAATTTACAGCTATTTTTTCTGCTGGTGGATCAAGCAATGGATGTGATGCGGCTATTACAGATAGTAGTAATAATCTTATAACTGAAACTGGAATGTATGGTTCACAAAGACATGGCTTAACTATGTGGTCATTGCATAGTGCTAACACTACTAATGCTGTGACTTATAAAATAAGAGGAAAAGTTAATAGTAGTGGTGGACACCATTTTTATTTAGATAGTGGAACTAGCAATCCAGAAAGAACGACATATTTTAAAGCAACAGAAATTTTAGCATAATAGGAGAATAAATATGATTGATGATAAAATAGGAAAAGCTATCCAAACATTAGATAATACAAAAGAATATTCTCACACAGTTGGGGATATTGACAGTATTGTTTGGGTTAATGGTTCAACAGCAATAGAAAAATCTGTTATTGAAGCAAAAATTGCAGAAATGGAAACTGCTGAAGCTAATAAATCAAATGCAGATAAAGGTAAAGATAAACTTAAAGCATTAGGTTTAACTGATGCTGAAATATCAGCATTAATAAATTAAAGGTTAAGTAAGATAACAAAATCTTAATACATCATTAAATTTAGTATAATTTTATATTTTTTGTTATATAATATAAATTATGCCATTAACTCAATTAAACTTTCAACCTGGGATAGACACTGAAAATACTGAAACAGGTGCAGAAGGTAAATGGATTGATTGTGATAAAGTAAGATTTCGTAAAGGACTTCCTCAAAAAATAGGTGGTTGGACTAAATTTAGTCCAGCTTATTATGTAGGAGTTGGAAGAGCTTTAGAACAATGGTTTTCTTTAAATGGTTCTCGTTATGAAGCTTTAGGAACTGACAGAAAAGTATATGCTTATGTAGCTGGAACAAGTCAAGATATTACTCCTATAAGATCAACAGAAGCTCTTGTTAATGCTATTAGTACTACTTCAAGTAGTGCTATTGTAACTATCACAGATACAAATCATGGGGCTATACAAGGTGACTTTGTCACACTAAGTAGTGTAAGTGCCGCTGTTGGTGGAATTCCTGCAGCTACATTAGATGCTGAATATGAAATTTTAAGTATAGCAAATAGTGATGCTTATACTATTCAAAGTAGTGCAACAGCAAGTTCCGCAGTAGGTCCTACTGCAAACTGTACTGCTAATTATCAATTAAATATTGGACCAAGTGAACAAACTTTTGGTTATGGTTGGGGAGCTGGTACTTGGAATGCCGGGACTTGGAATACTCCTAGAACAACTTCACAAATTACTCTTGACACAAGATTATGGTCTATAAATAATTGGGGAGAAGATTTAATAATAACACAAAAAGATGGTGGAACTTATGAATGGGACACTTCTTTAGGAATGACTGATAATAGAGCTACAGTTATTGCTAATGCTCCAACTAATTCTACTTTATCAATGGTATCTACAGAAACTAGACACGTTGTATGTATGGGAACAGAGACACAAGTTGCAAATGTTGCTTCTCAAGATAAAATGTTTATACGTTGGTCTGATCAAGAAAATTATAATCAATGGACACCTAATGTAACTAACTCTGCTGGATCTCAAAGAATAGCTGGTGGAAGTGAAATAAGATGTGCTCGACCTGCTAAAGGAACTATATTAGTATGGACAGATACAACAATGCAATCAATGTCTTTTATAGGACCTCCTTTTATATTTGGATTTAGACAATTAGGTAATGACTGTGGAGCTGTTGGTCTTAACTCTGCAATAGTAATAGATGATGTAGCTTACTGGATGTCAGATGGACAATTTTTTAGATATGCAGGATCAGTTCAAGAAATACCTTGTCCTATATTAAATCATGTATTTGATGATATTAATAAAACTCAATATCCTCAAGTTTATGCTGCACAAAATTCTAACTTCTCTGAAGTGATATGGTATTATTGTTCTAGTTCCTCTGATCAATGTGATCGTTATGCAATTTATAATTATTTAGAAAACTCTTGGTATTTTGGAACTATGGATAGAAGTACTTATCAAGATAATGGAGTTGAATTAAATCCTTTAGCTACAGAATATTTTGCTACTGATACATCTAATACAATTACAACTATTAATGGATTAACGGCAGGAAGAAGTATTATATATGCTCAAGAATCAGGTGTTAATGCTGATGGTGCTGCTTTACCAGCTTATATTCAATCAGGTGACGGAGATATTGCTGATGGTGAAACATTTAGTTTTATTAATAAAGTTATACCAGATTTTCAAGATCAAACTGGAAATACAGTAATTACTTTAAGTGTTAAAGATTATCCTAATGATACAGCAACTGTTGGAGAAACTTTGACAGTAAACAACACAACTA